GGTTGGCCCTTCGAGGGGTTCGTTTGCCAATGCGTGCATAACCGCCCAGGCCAGATCGGCGTGGCCGGTGTCTTCACGACGGCCGGATTTGTAGGTGATGTGGCGTTGGGAATCCGTCATGCCGCGGCGGATCGCCATGAAGCTCTGGGCCAGATCGCTCCAGCCGGCATCGAACTGCAGGCGCCCGCGATCAATGATGTTCTGGGTCTTGATCACCAGGCGGGCTTTAACGTCCGGGCTGTAATTGAATCGGGTTACGGCCGGGAAGAACTTTTCCACCAACTCAGCGACAGCTTCACCCAGGCCGGTGGTGTCGATGCCGATGTAGGCCACGTTGTAGCGGAAGGTCAGCTTCCTGATTTCCTCTGCCTGCTGCTCGTAATCAAGCCCCCGGAAACGCTGCTTCTCTATCACGCGGTGGGGTTTGAGGTTCGACTTCGAGGGAGAAACCACGGCCACCCCGGCACCATCGCCGTCCTCACTGCCACCCGCCGGATCGTAGCCAATCCAGACCGCGCCATCGCCGAGTGGTCGATCGGTGTATGGCTTCAGATCTCGCCATTCCACCCAGCTGTCGACCATGCAGCGCTGCAGCTTGGCCAGCGGGAACACCGCATGGGTGTCATCCACGAACTGGCACATCAGCAGGTTCGCGTATTCGTCATCGGAGTACTCAAGGCGCAGCTGGTCGATATCGAAAAGATCGCAGCCGCCGGCCATGGCATCTTCCACCGTGACGATCTGTCGCCACTGGCCATCACCGCAGGCCATGCCAGTGGCCAGCGCAGCATGGGAAGTGTCGATGCTGACGCGCTTATCCTTGGCACGGCGATTGTTGAAAAGGTCACCGGTCCAGAATGGATAGGCATCGTGGGTGATTGCAGACGGTGTGGAGAAGTAGGTCTGGCTCCACTTCTTGTGCATGGCCATGCCGGAGGCCACCTTCCGGAACTCCTGGAAGTTCTGGATCCAGAAGTACTCATCCATGTACAGATCGCCGTGGTAACTCTGAGCGGTTCGGACGTTAGTACCGAGAAAATAAAGGGTGGCGCCATTGGGCAGCACCAGCGGATCGCCTCGAAGCTCAACCCCGCAAGTGTCCTTGATGAACTGGACGATGTACTGCCGGAAAACATGGGCCTGGGCCTTCGAGGCACTGAGGAAGATCTTGTTTTTGCCGGTGTGGAACGCATCCACGATCGCTTCCCGGGCAAAATACCAGGTTGCACCAATCTGGCGTGACTTCAGAATGTTCCGGATTCGTTGGGTAAGGCCCGCCACCTTCCACTTGTGCTGGTAGTCGAAAAGCGATTCATCGAAGGCTTTTTCGATCAGTTCCAGGCCTTCCTCGCCGATATCGTTCTTGGCCTTTCTGGGCGCCCGGTTCCGCTCCTGGATCTTCGGGTTCAGATCCGATTCGCGGCCGGTCTCCTCATACTTATGGACACGAGCCAACCGTTCGAACTGCCGTCCTAGCAGATCGATTTCCTTGTAGTCCTTCCCTTCCTTCGGGTCCTTGAAGATCAGCTGAATCATTCGGGATTCCAGCGAGCTCTCCACCCGTTCCATCGGTGGTGCGTCGTCCCACTTGAAGCGCTTACGCCATGCGTTGATCAGCTGCGGGCTGACATCCAGGTGCTCCGCAATGCGCGAAGGTCGCCACCCCATCCACAGCAGAGTGCGGGCGGAGACGAATTGTTCTCTGTATTCCGATTCGACGACTTTATCCATGCAGCCAGCGTAAAGGCTGCGCGCGAGGGTTCAGCGTGCGGTGTTTTGTGCGGGGAATCGATACAAAGGCGGCAGGTTGGCATTGAATGCCCTTCCCACGAATCTGGGGGCACTTGCACGACAACTGAGTAAGCATCGCCCAACAGGCACTGGAGAGGCAACATGAAAAAATGGTTCCGAGTGGCCACCGAAGGCGCCACTACCGATGGCCGGGCTATCAGCCGGGCGTGGATCGAGCAGATGGCCAAGAACTTCAACCCGCAGACGTACGGTGCCCGGGTTTGGCTGGAGCATATGCGCGGCATGTTCGCCGATGGCCCATTCAAAGCCCTGGGTGATGTTCACGCACTTCGGGCTGAAGAAAATGCGGACGGCAAGCTGGAGCTCTACGCCCAGATCGAACCGACCAACGACCTCGTGAGCATGAACAAGGAACGCCAGAAGATCTACACCTCGATCGAGGTGGATCCGGAGTTCTCGGACACCGGCGAAGCCTACCTGGTCGGCCTGGCTGTGACCGATTCACCCGCTTCCCTTGGTACAGAGATGCTCCAGTTCAGTGCCACTGCCAAATCCAACCCGCTGAACGACCGCAAGCAGCGCCCGGAAAACCTGTTCACCGCCGCCCTGGAAACCGAGTTGGACTTCACCGAAGAACCCAATGGCGAATCCGGCAGCGATCCGGAAGAGGCCAGCCTGTTCGACAAGGTGAAGGCACTGTTCAGCAAGCACCGGGAAGCCGGCGCCGCCAAATTCGCCGACTTCAAAAAGGATCTGGAGAGCACGCTGGGCCTATTCGTATCCGAAGCGCAGGAGCTGCGGAGCGAACTGGATAAAACCCAGGGGCATTACAGCCAGCTGAAAAAGGACCACGAAACGCTGGAACAGCAGTTTAACGAACTGAAGACCCAGCTGGAGAAATCCCCTCACAACCACAGCCAGCGTGCGCCCGCCACAGGTGGCGAAAACGCAATCCTCACCGACTGCTGAAGGAAGTCAGACTATGCGCAACGAATCCCGAGTACAGTTCAACAAGCTTCGGCAGCAGATCGCGAAGCTGAATGGCGTTGAATCCGCCGCCGAGGCCTTCGCGGTCACTCCCACCGTCCAGCAAACGCTGGAGCGCCGCATGCAGGAATCCAGTGACTTTCTGGGCCGGATCAACATGATCGGTGTGGACGAGATCAAAGGTGAGAAGGTCGGCCTGGGCGTGGGCTCCACCATCGCCGGCCGTACCGATGTCAGCGCCAACGATCGGACCCCGTCCGACGTCAGCGACACCACCGGCAACGGCTACGAGTGTTTCCTGACTGAGTTCGACACCGCCGTTCCCTACTCCAAAATCGATGCCTGGGCCAAGTTCCCGAACTTCCAGGCCATGCTGCGCGATGCCATCGTTCGCCAGCAGGCCCTGGACCGCATCATGATTGGCTGGAACGGCACCAGCGCGGCAGCCGCCACCAATCGATCTACCAACCCACTACTTCAGGACGTGAACAAGGGCTGGCTGCAGCACTATCGCGAGCAATCACCTGAGCGCGTTATGGCTGAAGTAGTCGCAGCCTCCGGTGAGGTGACAATCGGTGATACGGGCGACTACAAGAACCTCGACGCTCTCGTTTTCGATGTTCTGAACAGCATGGTCGATCCGTGGTATCGCGAGAATCCGGACATGGTGGTTCTGGTCGGCCGCACCCTGATGTCCGACAAGTACTTCCCGCTGATCAACCAGTCCAACGCCCCAACCGAGCAGCAGGCACTGGATCTGCTGGTGAGCCAGAAGCGCATCGGCGGCCTTCAGGGAATTCAGGTTCCGTACATTCCGGACGGCACCCTGATGATCACCACCCTGGAGAACCTGTCTATCTACTGGCAGCAAGGTGGCCGCCGCCGTCACATCATCGACAACCCGCGCCGTAACCGCATCGAGAACTTCGAGTCCTCCAACGATGCCTACGTGATCGAGGACTTCGGTGCCGGCGCAGTCGTTGAAAACATCACGATGGTGTAAGGGGGACGTAATGGTCAGCCCAGCAAAGAAGCGCTTTGAACAGGTCCGCGCCGCCCGCGAGGCGGCTGCGGCCGAGGATATGGAAAAGGCCCAGCAGGAAGCCAAGGCCGCAGACCAGGAACGGGCAGAAGCCCCGGGCGAGGAGCGGCTCAACCCTTACAACCGCGGAGAGGGTGGGAAACCTCGGCCGAGCCCTGCCCGCAAGCACTTCGACCGTGCCCGGGCGAAGGCAGAGGCATCACAGGCAACGCCGGCCAGGCCGCAAGGTGATTCCTATGAGCTCCACAAGGCCGCGATCGTCGAGGATATCCGGCGCCTGTCCGACATCCAGAGCATTGAGCGAAAGATCGAAGCGAAGCGGGAGCTCCTGCCGAACTACGAAAGCTACGTTCAGGGCGTTCTGGAAGGTGGCAAAGGTCAGCAGGACGATGTGCTGATGACTCTGATGGTTTGGTACCTGGATGTGGGCGATCTGAAAACCGGTCTCGACATTGCTGAGTATGCAGTCAATCACGAACTGGAGACTCCGGACCGTTACGACCGCAAAACCGCGAACCTGGTGGCCGAGGAGGTGGCCGATTTTGCGCTCAAGCTGCAAGACGGCGACGAGAGCAAAGGCCAGGTTCTGGAACAGTTGCACCGCACGGTCGAGTACTTTGCCGACGCCGACATGCATGACCAGGTAAAAGCGAAGCTCTTCAAGGCGCTCGGATACCTGGAACGCGATGCCGGTGATAAGGAAACAGCCCTTCTCTCTCTGAAGCGAGCTTTGGAGCTGAACGACCGCATTGGCGTGAAGAAGGACATCCAGGCACTGGAGAAAGAACTTCAGAATTCCGGCCAATAACCGGACCCGAGTCGGCACCCCGACGCCAGGCGGCACGGGGCCCTGAGCCAAGGCCAAGCCAGCAGCTCTACGGCCCCGTCCACCGCCTTCACCCGGAGGCAGTATGAGCCTGATCGCAGCCGGTGGCACCACCGAGCCCATCATCATCACCAACGCAGCCTTTTTCCCAGACCTGAACCTGCAGGAGTTCCGGGATTCGATGCGCCTGGACGGCACTGTCACCGATGAGCGAGCGCAGCATGCCCTCGAGGCGGCGATGTTCGATGCCAACCGGTCGCTGGCCGAGTACATGCAGTCCCAGAAGGATCTGGGGCTCGACGCTCTGGAGGACGTACCGGACGCTGACTGGCAGCCATTGGGAACCAACGTTCGGCTG